ATGGGGTGTAGACGAGGCTACAGTACTGCGGAACTTAAACATCCGTGACGTACCCTCACCTATCTTAGGTAAGTACGATTGGCCCGGACGGTATAAACCTTTCGAGCATCAGAAAACTACAGCGTCCTTTCTAACTATGAACCGTAGGTCTTTCTGCTTTAATGAGCAAGGCACAGGCAAAACTGCATCAGCTATATGGGCTTCTGATTTCTTAATACAACAGAAAATAATTAAGCGCGTACTAATTATCTGCCCCCTCTCTATCATGGATTCTGCTTGGCGTGCTGATCTATTTAATTTTGCTATGCACCGTACTGTGGACATCGCGCATGGGGCTAAGCAGAAGCGTCAAGAAATAATAGATAGCGATACTGAGTACGTCATTATTAACTATGACGGTGTAGAGATAGTGAAAGATACTATAGCTAACGGTGGATTCGATTTAATCATCATAGACGAGGCTACACACTACAAGAACGCGCAGTCCAAACGTTGGAAAGTACTGGCTAGTATTATACAGCCGCACACATGGCTTTGGTTGATGACAGGCACACCTGCTGCTCAATCGCCAGTAGATGCTTACGGCCTAGCTAAGATTGTCAATCCTAAGCAAGTACCTAAGTTCTTCGGGGCTTTCCGTGAAATGGTTATGCGCAAAGTTACGCAGTTTAAGTGGGCACCAAAACCTAACGCAACTACTGTAGTGTTTGATGCCTTACAACCTGCAATACGTTTTACTAAAGAACAGTGTTTAGACTTACCTGAGATGACTTACGTTAAACGTGAGGTAGCTTTGACCCCTCAGCAAAAGAAATACTATGAGCTTCTACGTAAACAGATGATGGCTGTTGCAGGAGGTGAGCAGATTACTGCGGCTAATGCGGCGGTTAACATGAACAAGTTATTGCAGATTTCCTGTGGTGCGGTCTATACCGATACTGGCGAGACGGTAGAGTTCGATGTTAAGAATCGGTATAAAGTCCTGCGTGAGGTTATAGATGAATCGAGCCAAAAGGTGTTAATCTTTGTACCCTTTAAGCATGTCATAAGTATCCTTAAAGAAAAATTAGCTAAAGACGGTATTACAAATGCCGTTATATCGGGTGAGGTTAGCGCCAACAAGCGCACAGTTATCTTTAAACAGTTCCAAGAAACCTCTGACCCCCGTGTCCTGATCATCCAACCTCAAGCTGCCGCGCATGGGGTAACACTTACAGCAGCTAACACAATTGTGTGGTGGGGGCCGACCTCTTCACTGGAGACCTACGCTCAGGCCAATGCACGGGTACACAGGACGGGGCAGAACCACCCCTGTACCGTAGTTCAACTAGAAGGCTCTAACGTAGAGAAACGTATTTACAGGATGCTGGACGAGCGAATTAACGTGCATACGAAAATGATAGATTTATATCAAGATATACTTGAACTATAGATTAAACTCCACTATATTACATAGAACATAACTATAATATGGAGAACACTAACATGACAGATGATGTTGTGGGAACGCTTGACCGCCTCGTTTCTGTATACGTAAAGATACGTGATCAGAAGGCCGAACTTGCTACTGAGTTTGCCGCCAAGGAGAAGGAATTCAACACCTACTTAGACACAGTAAAAGCAGAACTACTAGACTACTGTAAAACCGCTGGGGTTGAGTCTGTTAAAACTAGTTCTGGTACGTTCTGGCGCTCACAGAGGAGCCGCTTTTGGACGAGTGACTGGGAGGCTATGAACAAGTTTATCGTGGACAACGAAGCGGTAGATTTACTAGAGAAACGGCTACACCAAGGCAACATGAAGCAGTTTCTTGAGGAGAACCCCGACCTACATCCGCCGGGGTTGAACGCGGATACCGAGTACACGATAACTGTACGGAGAAAAAAATGAGTGAGTTAGATAGTTACGTCCCTGTAGAAGAAGTTGCAGAACACCTTTCTGTAAAAGTCAGCACCATTAGGCAGTGGGTTAATAAAGGGTTCATACCTAAAACTACTTACATAAAAGTAGGGTATACCTATCGCTTTAACATCGCTGAAGTAGTCGAGGCTTTAAAACAAGAAGCACCTTCTGAAAATGTCGGGCAGATTACAGAACAGTTAGACCTAGTATTTGATGAGGACGAATACGTATGACCCATAGTGCGGGTGACGTAGACCCTTTCGAATCTTTAATCGCTGAACTTACACCTGAAACGCCAGCTATCGTGCCTGTGGTCGAGACCGAAGTCTTTGATGCCCTAGAGTCATCTAAGGTATTACGATTAAGTATTCGTGAAAACGTATTCCGTAAGATTGGCGACACGGTGGAAGAGCTTGGGGACGAGGCGCTTAGACTTGTTATTTTAAAAGCTGCTCCTGTATCGCGCATGTATTATTCAGAAGCGTATACGGAAGGCAAAGGTAAGGCACCTACGTGCTGGTCTACAGATGCAAGCACAGGGGTTCCCGCTCCACCAGTACTGGCGCAGGACAGACAGTCACCTACATGCTTTAACTGTCCTCAAAATATTAAAGGTTCAGGTAATGGGTCTTCAAGAGCGTGCCGGTTCCAACAACGTCTTGCTGTAATGTTAGCCGATAAAGAAGGAGTCCTACAGCCTGACCAGATATGCCAATTAACTTTACCTGCAACAAGCGTATTCGGTAATGACAGGAAAAAGAAAGGACTACAAACTTATGCGCGGTTAATTGACGATCAAGGCGCTTTACTATCTTTTGTTATGACTGAGATAAATTTTGACGAGGGTAGCGGTACACCTAAGATATGCTTTAGACCCTTTCGTGTACTCGAAGAAGAGGAGATCGCTTTAATAAAAAGCGCACAGCAAGACCCTAACACTAAAAAGTTAGTTACCTTTAACCCGAACTCTTATGTAGACGATAGCCCTAGTACGGACAACGTGTTTAGTACTGTCCAAGGCGAGGGGGTGTATGTAAAAACCTGAAGTACCTGAACCATAACTTAGCCTTTACCGGCTAATGCTATTTTAATAACTTAAAAGAGAATACCAATATGTCTAAACCATCTTACATGTTAAATAATGTGGAAGCCCTTTACCCAAAACTAGATCATAGGCAGGGAGGGAAGAACAAGCAAGGGGCAAGTGTTCCATGCGCCGCTACAGCTCAAGGGGCTACTTACCAAGTCAATTTTAAAATGACAGCAGATCAGGCTAAAGCTATTTTTAAGTCTATGGCTGAGGCTTACGAAGAAGATAAAGAAGAATCATGGCCTGCTTTGACAATGCCCTTTACGAAGACTGAGGACAAGATGTTTGTAGGGAAAGCTAAGCTACCTGCTTCGTTTGACGGTAGGCCAACAACACCCCCTAAGCATTACGACGCTAGCAATAATCCGTTAGACAGTGCGTTCCAGCTTAGTTCAGGTAGTACGATAAACTTGTTCCTAGAGTTAGTTTCTTATAACGGAAGTATGGGCAACGGAGTGTCTTTACGTTTACGTGCAGTACAAGTTATAAAATATAAAGAGTACACTGCTGCGTCTCCGTTCGACACACAAGAAGGATTTACCCAGAACGATACTGAGTCTACCGTAGAACTCGATACCGTGTTTGATACAGGTGAAAAAACTGTAGTAGAGGAAGCGACCATTGAAGAGCCAAAGGTTAAAGTCTCTAAAAAGAAACAGAACGCACCTAAGCCAGAAGTAGATTTAGCTTCTTTGCTTGAACAGTTTGATGACTAGAATAATCCGGGTGTCTTCGGGCACCCGTACCTCTCTGATGTATGGATAAATTATGAATGCCAAACAGTTTCTAAGTACTGTATTGGGCACTGAAGGATACTATTGTGTAGCAGGGTTTAAAGACGGGAAGGTAATACAAAAATTTTACAGTTCTTTAGACGCTGTTGCAGAAACCGCAGTTAACTTTGATTTAGAAGGACGTGACGCATATTTTGCGTTAAGCACTTTTGTGGAAGACACTAACCGTAAAGCGGCTAATGTACGCCAGATAAAAGCTCTCTTTCTTGATATAGACTGCGGCGAAGGTAAACCATATCAGACCCAGACAGAAGCGGTACTTGCCCTACGCAAGTTCTATACTAAATATAAAATACCTCGACCGACTGTAGTTGACTCGGGCTACGGGCTGCATGTCTATTGGACGTTAGACAAACCTTGTACTAGGGAAGAATGGCTCCCTGTTGCAAACAGTCTTAAGGAAACATGCCTTCAGGACGGGTTAGAGATTGACCCTTCGGTTACTTCTGACGCGGCGCGCATCTTACGCGTACCTAGCACACATAACTTTAAAGACACTACCCCTAGACAAGTTAAGGTACTGCTTGCAGCAAAGGCAGCCGTTAGCCTACAAGAGTTCTCTTCTCTGCTACCAATAGAGCCGATACCAGTGATCTCTAGCAGATCACATTCTGATGAAGATGCTAGGGATATGGCTAGGGCAGTTGGGCAAGACAAGTACACTAAAAAGTTTTCTAACCTGCTTGCTAAAACTGGCAACGGTAGCGGGTGCGCGCAGATTTACAAGGCCGTTACGCAGCCTAACGAGATGTCCTACCCTGAATGGCTACACGTCTTGTCGATAGCTAAACACTGTGACGTAGATGGGGAAAAAGCCATACACCTTATCTCTAAGAAGTACGAAGACTATAGCTTTGAAGAGACAGAGAAGGTTGCTGCTTCTATCGACAGTCCACACTTGTGTGTTACTTTCGAGAAAGATAACCCTAGCGCGTGTAAGGAATGCCCACACAAAGGTAAGATTAAAACTCCTATAACGCTGTGTAGGGAATTACGCGAAGCAGAAAGCAACGTTGTAGAAGTACCGATAGCGCCAACCGAAGAGGTAGTAGTAGGCGAGGACGACGATGGAACAGCAGCACCTACCCTACCGGCAAAGAAACATACTATACCGACCTACCCGTTTCCGTATATAAGATTAGGTGAGGGCGGTGTAGGGGTAAAGGTTAGAGATAAAGACGGTAATATAGAAGAGCAGGAGATATATAAACGTGACCTGTATATCTCTAAGCGTATGTTCGACCCGATAGATGGTCCGTGTTACGAGTTTACTCATCATACAAAACGAGAAGGTATACGTACTTTTGTTATTGCTAGTGTTGTCCTCTCGTCTCCAGACGGCTTTCGCAAAGCTATGGGGGAGAACGACATATTTATTTTGGCTAAAGACGCGGAGAAACTTATGCGCTACATAGGCGCTTGGATTGAAGAACTAATGGACGACTCTATAATAGAAGTTAAAACTCAGTTTGGATGGACAGAGAACAACAAATCTTTCGTGCTAGGCGATAAAGAAGTGTTTGCTTCTCATGTGGGCCTCAACCCGCCGGGTTCACGTACTGCCCAGTACATATCCTTTTTCGAAAAGAAAGGCACACTAGAAGGGTGGAAACGTGTTACAGAATTCTACAATCAACCCGGCTTTGAAGAGCACCAGATGATGTTCGGTTTATCTTTTGGTTCACCGTTAATGGACTTCGTGCCGGGTATCTCTGGGGCAATCTTTCATCTTACGAGTACTGAGACAGGTATAGGTAAGACCACGGGTATGTGGGGAGGAGCTTCAGTATGGGGCAATCCTAAGAAGTTAGTATTGATAGGTAAAGATACGCCTAACTCCGCATGGAATCGCGCAGAGATACTTAAAGACGTAGTGCTCTACATAGATGAAGTTTCTAACTACGGCCCCGAAGATGCTAGTGATTTCTGCTACGCCATTAGTGATGGAATGCAGAAGAATCGAATGAGTAACAAAGGCGAGAACTCTGAAAGGTTTAGAGGCGAACCTTGGAATTTAAACTGTGGCTCTTCTGGTAACAGCAGTATAGTAGAAATTGCTAGTAAGTATAGGGCTTCGCCAAAGGGGGAATCAGGTAGAGTTATAGAGGCTACCGCCATTAAGAAACTTTTTACTACAGAAGAAGCGATAAAAGCTAACACGCTTAACGAAGACTTAGCTGCCAACTACGGGCACGCAGGACAGATATACATAACGCATGTTTTACAAAACTTATCGTCGGTAAAGAAACTTGTTTCCGACACTAGAACTATGTTGATGACAGACGCAGAGCTTGGCACACAGGAGCGTCACTGGATCGCACAATGCGCTACGGTATTTGCGGGGTGTACGATAGCAAAACAACTTGGTCTTATCTCTTGGGATTTAGACGGGCTGTACAAATGGATGTTAAAGAAACTGAGGGCGTTAAAGATGGACTTAGATGACATGAACATAGACATAGAAGATATATTATCTAACTTTTTAACAGACCATCCGCGCGGTATCTTGCGTGTAAGGAGTACTGATGACGCACGAGACCCAGAGCTAGAGAACATACTTGAGTTACGTCCGGGCGACACGCCACTATACCAATGGGCAGCGCGCGTTGAGTACGACATCAACAAGATGTACATAGTACCTAAAGTATTAAAGGCATGGTGTATAAAGCACCAGCACCACTACAAGGCTATTAAAGAACTTATCTTTATAAAACTGAACGGCAAACCGACTAAGATGCGGCTCGGTAAAGGCACTAAGATGGTACTGCCTCCTAGTCATGTAATTGAATGTTCGTGGAGCAAAGACTTAACTGCCGGAGAGGAAGGGTTCGATGCGGGTACGGCTGACTGATATATCACCTGATGGAGTTAGGATCGTCGTTAACTGGGAGAAGTTCGTACGGGGTGCGTCGGTCTTTATTCCCTGCATCAATACTAAGAAAGCTGTTGACCACATACTAGACGCGAGCGAGCTAACAAAGAGTGATATAACACAACGTGTTTGTGTAGAGGGCGGTAAGTATGGCGTGCGTGTATGGCGTATTGCTTAGAGCTGAATGGAGTTGTATGGAGTTGTATGGAG